AGATAAAACCGCGTGGGCAACTTATCGCCAAGCCTTGCGCGATTTACCAGAACAAGGTGGATTAGCAGATGAAGCGGAGTTTCCAAATGTGGCAGCATAAAGCGGAACAATCCACACCGAGCGTTACTAATGGAGACTAGCTATAACGGCTACCCGGCCTCTAAAGATCCGGAAGCAATTAAAATAAAGTCCTACCTCGTAAAAGGTACGGATCGTAAGCTGCGATGTGCTGAGAGTGTGGGGCCACTACTCGCAGCCTTCGCGGCTGAATTTCACGAGCTGATCGAGCCGATCGATGAGGGTACGTTTGACGACTGGGCATATGCGTACAGGATGGTAAGAGGCAACCCTACAAAATTATCGTGCCACTCATCCGGGACGGCCATCGATCTAAACGCTACTAAGCATCCACTAGGAAAATACGACACTTTCCCGGCTGAAAAAGTACCGATGATCCGTGCGCTCGCTAAAAAGTACGGCCTCAAGTGGGGCGGCGACTTTAAAAGCAGGCCGGACGATATGCACTTTGAGGTAGAAATATCAGCTGCAAAGGCTAAAGCGTTAATCTCGAGTTTAGGTTTACAGTAAACAAACCCTAAGGGCAGTAATGGAGCTAGACAATGAAAGAGCAAGCAATCGCAGCAGCAAAATCATACGGACGTGCAGCTATCGCTAGTGCGGCGGCGCTTTATATGTCCGGTATTTCGGATCCAAAAGTATTGGCTAACGCGTTCATCGCTGGGCTAATCGGGCCACTACTTAAGGCACTCCAACCGTCCGAAGGTCAGTTTGGCGTAACTAAGTAATGGAAGGGGCTCAGCTCATAGTCGGTATAGCTGTGGGGAGCTGTACCATTTTGGGGCTAGGGGCTGGGCTCGTCCGTCATTTAGTTAAGTACTACCTATCAGAGCTAAGGCCGGACGGTAACGGAGGCCATAACCTACGAGGCCGTATCGATCATATGGAGTCACGAGTCGAGCGTATGGATAATAAAATCGATAAGATTTACGAGATTTTGTTAGAGACACGCCTAGCGAAATAATTGCCTTTTGTCAGTAGGTAGCCTCATACTGATACTACAAACGCCGGGAGGGCTACTCGGTTTGGTAGCTGCTCGGCCTTAACAAAGGGCGAACAATGAACAGTATGGACATTTTAATCGGTTTAGCAGCCTGCGGTATGGGCTTTATGTTTATGGTGATCGGATACTCGATCGGCTTTAAGCACGGACACGGCGAGGGCTTTGTGCGCGGTCGTGCAATCGCTAAGGCTCTTAAAGAGAGCGAGCTAATCTAATGGGGTTCCTAGATAACTACGAGGATGTAAACGCTCGTATTAAGCGCTTTAGATCAGAATTTCCTACCGGGCGTTTAATAGCCTACATCGAGGATATAGACGTAATCAAAGGTACGGTTTTGGTTAAAGCTGAGGCCTATCGTGAGTACGAGGATGCACTTCCAAGCGCCGTAGATTATGCGTTTGGTAACGTTGCACACTTAACAAACAATATGAAAAAATGGCTTATAGAGGATACGGTAACGAGTGCTTATGGGCGCGTAATCGGCCTATTAACACCTAGCGAACACGCTCGGCCTACTGTTCAGGATATGCAAAAGGTAGAAAACCTGCCAGCTGATCCGGATCCGTGGAGCAATCGAGCAGCTATAGAGGATATTCCTACTATGGCTACAGCTGTAGCAGATATCAGTACGCAACTAGGCGGCGAGTTAGTAGCTGAGGCCCCACGCTGTTCGCACGGCACGATGATCTGGAAGCAATCAGCAGCCGGATCACCTAAGAGCTGGGCCGGGTATTTCTGCACAGAGCGAACTAAAGCTACTCAATGTACGCCGCGATGGTATGTACTGCGTAGTACAGGAAAGTATGAGCCTCAGGTATGACGATCAACCCTAAAGATATTTACCGGGCAACCGACGGCCATATTTACTCTTTTGATGGATATGGCGGCTCGGGTAATTGCTCAAAGTGCGATAACGATACCCATATAAACGACTACGTACGCGAGGATGGGCTAGTCGTAGCCTTTTGTAAACGATGCGAGGACGGTCTCAAGCTATGACCGAGGACGATCTGTTTAAGTACATCAAAGCGACCTACGTAGAGGACTTAGAGCGGTCTAATGATGCTTTTGAGTACATCGATGCAACGAGCGACGGCTATCGGATGGTCGTAGAGCTTAAGTGCAGACACACGCATTATGACGAGCTGCTACTAGAAAAGGATAAGTACGAGTCACTAATGCAACAAGCTAACAGCCTGGGCTATACGCCGTTTTATATTAATGAAACGCCTCAAGGCATATACGCGTTTAACTTACGCAAAATAACTATTAGATGGACTACCCGGCGCTTACCTACCAGCACCTTTAATAAGACTGCTCCAGTAGATAAAGAGATAGCGCTGTTACATATAGATAAGGCGGTAAAACTGTAATGGGGGAATTAACGTTTATTAAAGACGGATATGCTACGACGATCCACGACGACGGGAACATAACCGTAGTAGCTGCTCAGTACTGCGACCAATGCAAAAAATGGCAGACAGCCCTAAACGGCTTTAACGTACGAGATGTAGCAGGCGAAATCGTAATGTGGCTATGTGCAGACTGTAGGGCCTAATGAATACATATAAGTACGAGTGCCGTAAGTGCAAAAAGGTAACTGAGCAGATCGAGCGCATCATTACCGATAACCTGCCACCTAACGTTAAAACGCTCCAATGCACTAAATGCGGGGTTATGGGCGTGTGTCTAATGGAGTCAGCCGATGCCGATGTATGAGTATGAGTGTATTAGCTGCAATATCCGGTATGAACTTGAGCAACCTATAACCTCAAACGCTGCGCCTATGTGCTGCGGTACTCATATGAGGCAGGTATATCACGCTCCCGGCATAAGCTTTAAGGGTAAAGGCTGGGGTAAAGATGCTTAAGGTATTGGACTTATTCTGTGGAGCAGGTGGGGCCTCGATGGGTTATCACCGTGCAGGCTTTGAGGTTACAGGTATGGATATTAAACACGGCAAGCGATATCCATTTACCTACATACGTAAGGATGTAATGCAGTTAAGGCCTGAGGATCTAGAGGAATACGACCTTATCCACGCCTCGCCGCCTTGTCAGACTTACAGCATTACACAGCATTTACGTAAGGCGCAAGGTAAAAGCACGAGTAAAAAAGACTTACTTGCTCAGGTTCGGTCATTACTTATAGCATCCGGAAAGCCTTACATTATCGAAAACGTAAAAGGCGCGCCGTTAATAGATCCTGTACAGCTGTGCGGCTCGGCGTTTGGGCTAAAAGTACGTAGGCATAGGCTGTTTGAGTCTAACCTCGAGTTAAAAGGTACAGACTGCCATCATAAGCAACAGGGTAAACCTGTAGGTATTTATGGCTCTATGCGTGATGAGATACCCGGCGGGGGTCATACAGCTAAAACTATGGAGCAGGCTAACGAGGCTATGGGTATTAACTGGATGATCTGGGGCGAGATGGTAGAGGCTATTCCACCTGCATATACGCATTATCTCGGGATGCAGGTAAAGTTATGAGTTATACACAGGGTTTATACACAGGGGTTAATAACCTGTGGGACACGCTCAAGCGCACGCTCATAATTGACAGGTATTTGACTGTATCGCTACGCTCCATACTCGCAGGCGAGCCGCTGAGGCGGATAGCTCGCAGGCGTAGTTTGGTGCTTTTGGCCGGGCTATTGCTATTTACCAATATGCCTACAGCTCAGGCGGTAAGTACACAAAGAGATAAAGAAAACTATAAGTTATACGCTCATATGAAGCTACTCAATGCAAAGCAATATAGATGCCTAGAGCTACTTTGGAATAGAGAAAGTAGATGGGATCCACGTGCAGATAATCCTAAGAGCTCTGCATATGGGATACCTCAGCTACTTAAGATGAAAGAGATGGATCCATATAAGCAGATAGATCGAGGACTTAAGTACATAAAGCATAGGCACTCTACGCCTTGCCAAGCGTGGGCATATCATCTAAAGACTGGTCATTACTAATGGTCAAGGGTAGACACGACCCACGTGTTACGAGAGACTGGAAGCGCATACGCTTGGCCGTATTAGCTAGAGATGGATACACGTGTGCCTATTGTGGGCAGGATGCCAGTACGGTAGATCACGTACGAAGCATTAAAGCCGGAGGCGATCCTATGGATATGGATAACTGTGTAGCAGCGTGTAGACGATGCAATAGCTCAAAGGGTTCACGCTCACAGGCTGTTTTTTTAGCAGCCAATTCTACCCCCCCTGCCTTTCGAGGCAATTCCTCCCCAAAAACGACCAGTACAGTCCTTGCCGGGCCGTGTGTAGGCCAACCCGATCAGAATTGATAATTATATGACCCAGCCTAAAACTCCCCGTAAGGGGGCTACTGAGCCTCGCCTACATAGTCCTTACCTCAAGGGCAAAAATCGGGGCGATGAGATATCTCAGCTGGCCGAAAGTATCGGATTGCCGCTTTTACCGTGGCAAGATTTTGTAATTAGAGATATGACCTCGGTAGATGAAAATAATATGTTTATCAGGCGTAGTAATCTCGTCCTCACGTCGAGGCAACAGGGCAAAACTCATCTCGCGCGTATGATGATGCTGGGGCATATGTTTTTATTCGATAGCCCTAACGTGCTTATTATGTCCTCTAATAGATCAATGGCCTTAGACACCTTTAGGCAAGTGGCCTACGCCATCGAGGGCTCGGCCGAGCTGAGCAGGCAAGTTAAACAGATCCGATACGCCAATGGTACGGAGTCGATCGAGTTAAAAAACGGACATAGGCTCGACGTAGTTGCAGCTACTCGCGACGGTAGCCGTGGCCGTACAGCCTCATTTTTATACATCGACGAGCTACGCGAAATCTCGGAGGAAGGCTATCGCGCAGCTACGCCTACGACTCGTGCAAAGGTCAATAGCCAAGCCCTGTACACGTCAAAC